AGGACAAGTTCGGTTTTTAGTAATTGTTCTTCGCTGTCCTTACCGCCGTTAATGTAGTCCTTTGCGTCTGGTTTGTCCTTTTCTAGTTTTTCCCTTACGTTTTTAATTCGTTCGCGGACTACCCAAAGGGTGTTCTTAGCCCAAAGTATTTTTAAGTCTAGATCCATAATTTTATTTTTATAATTCAATTTTACAATTTATGCCGCAATCAGTCTCAAAATCAAATAAGTCATTTTCGTATACGTATTCGTCAGTTGCTTTATAGAAAGGTTTTTTAGCGTCTTCAACTATTTGCTCAATAGATTCGTTTAATCTGCCGAAATAAGCCCCGCCGCTTTGAACCATAGAATTGTATTGGTCTTTACCTTCAATTTCAATTAACGCATATTTCTTTTCCATTTTATCCCACCAAATTAATTTATTAGGATTTTCTAAAGCTATGGTCATTCGTTTTCTTTTTGACTTCTCAAAGCAAAAATCGCAATTACCTTCGTATCCTTTTATTTTTAACTTAATGGGTTGGTCTTTCCAAAACTTATTTCGTTCGCGTTGGTCTACTTTGTTTTCAAATGGAGGGTAAAAAGTATTATTTTCTTTGTATTTTTCCGATACCCTGTCTATTTCGTCTATTCTTATTCCAAGTGCTAAAGACCAATTATCAAAACCAAAAATATCATTTGCATATTTTCTTAATGGTTCTAACTTCAATTCTCGGTTGCACCATTTATTTACCCTACTCGGTATTCCGTATTTTTGTATTCCTTTTTCAAATATTTTTCCGTCCGTGTTTAAATTGTAGTAAGAGGTAACCTTGTAGGTGCTACCTTGTTTTTTGCCATTTATAACCGCTTCTAACCAAACTAAATTCAAGTTAAAATAATTATCACACTCATGCATAAATTCAAGGCTTCGCGGGTCTTCTTTACCTGTATTTAAAAACACGTTTACTACATTGCATTGTGGATACCATTCTTTCATTTTAATTGCCATCATTACCGAAGTCAAACCTGCACTTGTTGCGCATATTACATTGTTACTTGTCTTCATTTTAAAAAGTGTTTAAGTTGCGTAATTTTTGGCTTGTCGAAATAATGCCGTCGGTTATTGTTTTTTGTATGTCTTTTGGTCGGTGTTTTCGTAGGGGGTCTATTCCGTTAATTGTAAAGCCCAACCCGCTATTAAAGTCAAAAACTACTGGGTAATCAATTTCGGTATGCTTACCGCCCGTTTCGGTGTCCTTAACTTTTTCGACGTTTACCCAAGTTTTAAATTTGTATTCTGGGTGTTTAATTAGTCGGTGTATTACTAGCATGTCATCGCATCGGTTTAAGAAAGCCTTACCGCCCTCAACGTGGTCTTTTAAAGGTGCTTTTAAATGCCCTTTTAGTTCGCCTTCGGTGTATAAGTTACCGCTACGTCCGCTTTCAGTATTCGGGTGCGTGTTTATGTAGATAGTCATGCCCGTTTTATTGACAAATTGACGGGCGGTATTCATAAATTCGTAATTCCCAGCAAACGACATTTCGCGGTCTAGGCCCGTGAATGGATCAATAAGCCCCACTTTGCACCCACTTTGTTTGAATAGGTCTAAAATTTGTTCTGGTTTGTACAAATTCGAGTTATCAATGAACGAAAAGTATTGTTCTAAGTACGCAACGTCGCCCGCTATTTGTGAATGCGTTAATTTACTAAAGTGTTTACCTCGATACATTTGAACCATGTCGCGCAAAATTTGCCCCTTTTGGTTTTCACCCGACCAAATGCAGAAAGTTAAGTCATGCTTTAAAGCTAGGGTAAGGAAATACCAATTTATCCAGTACGTCTTACCTACGTTGTCATGCCCTAGAATTATATTGAGTTGCTTAGGTTTAAATTTAAGGTGTTCGTCTAGGTAACAATCTAAGCCTAGCCCTTGTTTTATTTTGCCGTCCCTTACGTCTAGTAAGTACTGTAGTGCGTCGCCTTGTTTGAGTAGCATTTTAATTGTTTTTTAGGTGTGCTAAGATAGCGTCACTTTCGGTTACTATTGTTCTGTCCGCGTATTTATCTAAAATGTCTGCCCTACTAAAGAACTCAGGCGTACAATATTGGTAGTTATTGTCTTTATGGTAGGCGTTAGATTGGCAGTTTTTAATAGCGTTGTGTATGTCGTCTATTGTGTACCCTTCTTTTATACGTGCTTTGTACGACCTTTTAACTTTGTCGTTCATTACTCTAAACTTTCGTTTAAATGTAGCCTGCAATAATAAAAGTAAAGAATCAAAGTCTATTATATTTATATCATTATCATTAACACTATCATTATCGGCATTTTTGGTAACCGCTGGCATATTTGGTATGCGGTCGCATGCGGTGGCATCCCATCGCTTCTTTGCGTTTTCGCTATTACGTTGTCGTATACCTTCGTACTTTTCCAAGTCACGCTTTAACGTTTGTTTAATTGGTTCGAATACAACCTCAGTAAATTGGTCGCTTTCTGGGTTCTTGTCGTTAACGTACCTCAATACGTGTTTAAACAATTTTCCCGCTTGTTCGTCGTTTAGCTTTTCAATTGTATGAATCAAATCCACGTACAATAAAAAACTTTTCTTGTCTTTTGCCATTTGTTGTTTGTTAAGCATAAAAAAACCCTCATAAATCCGTAGGCTCTCACATCTACTTCATTACAAGGGTTAATAATACCTTTAGGTTCTATGGTGTGAGAGCGAACCATGTACAAATGTAACGTTTTATTCTACTAAAAGTTGCTTGTCTTGTAAAATTTCTTCGTAAAAACCCATTTTTATCCGTCTTTGTACACGTTTAAACGAGGCTAGGTTGTGGGCCTTAAGTACGTCCGTCTTTAGATCGTAGTCTTTTTGCGTCTTAAACACTTTCGATACGTCTGGCAACTCCGCGCCGTCTAGGTAGGCTTGAAGCGCGCACGTCTCAGCTACGTAGTCAACGTCTCGGTAACTAGTTAAGTCTTTGTGAACGCGTAACCCGTGTAAGATTGTAGCATGGTTCTTGTTGAAAACACGGCCAATTTCCGAAAGGCTAAGCCCACAGGTACGTAATTCATTGTAAAGGTAATAGCGTTTAAAAAGTACGTCTCGGCGTCTTGACTTGTCTAGTAGTCCGTATTTTTCTATTAGTTCGTGTATTGAGGTAAGTCGGTTCATATTTGTTCTACTTTAAATTTTCCTAATTCGTAGCGTCTTGTTGCTAGTAAGTCTTGTTTTTTCCAATATGCTAGGCTTTGCGAGTTTAAAACCCAGCTTTCGACGGCTTTAGATCCGACGAAGTAAGTTAGTTTCCATTTCATAAGTCTAATAGTTCTTTGTTAACGTTTAACCAATGGTCGTGTCCGTATTTTACTGGGTACGAATGCCAAAGCCATCTTCTAAAATTGTCGACCATAAGTAAAGCAATTTCTTTAGCTACTAATCTATTCTTAAACAATCCTTTTTCGTTTTCTTCTTCGGGTATTTGCATAAGAGCAATATTGTACAATTGTTCTGCGTGTTCTTTTGGTGTCATAGCTTTTCGATTTCTTCTTTAACTTCTTGAATGTATAAAAACTTATCAAATGCTTCCGATAAATCACCTGTAATAAATTCCTTTGAAAATTCAACTGCAATCAATGCAAGTTCGTTAGCAACGTGACTTATTATATAAACACCATCCATAGGGTATTTCATTTTATCTACTAACTCTAATGCTTTTTCTTTCGGTGTCATATCTCTGTCATTTTAATTTCACAAATTCGGTGGTAAAGACCAAAGTTAAAGTTATCCCAGTACCTATTTAGTTGGTAGTCTCTAAATGAACCACCAAGTCCCTTCGTCGTTGTATTCTTGAACGTAAGCGTCTTCGAAAGTGTTTGCTTCGTAGATTTTTTCGAGGTAGTCATCGCAGTCTCGCGTTTGTTTGATGGTAAGGATTTCATTGTAGTATTTTTTAGTGATTTTGTAATTAGAATAAGAGTCGTAAATTTCTATTTCGTATTCGGCTAAGATTTCGGCGTTCGTGTCCGTGTCGCCTTCGTCCCAAAGAGTAACAAATAAGTAGACAAAATTCTTGTCCGTGTCTCGGTAGACCTCAAAGTCTTTTAGTTCTGTAACAATCATTTTATTTGAATTTAGAGTTATAAACGTGGTTCGAATACTTAGCGTAAGACTTAGGTAGTTCGTACTTAGGCTTGAAATAAGTTTGGTAGTTCCGTGTTTTTGCATCTTTGCGGTGCGGTGTAGCCGTCCCAAGTAAGTAAATAAAGAAGACAGTACCTAAGATAAATACTACTCCGCTTCCTAAGATTTGCTTTTCGTCCGTGTTCAAGTCCTTAAACAAAAACGAATATTTTTTAATTAACTTCATTGTTCTCAATTGTTTGTAATAAGTTTAATACTGAACCCCACGCGCCTAAAGCGTAGCGTGTATGGTTGTGGTCTACGCCGTATTGGCTTTTACATTCTTGCAAGTCTTTGTACAATTCTTGTTCTTGACTGCGGATAAGTTCTAAAATTTGTTCTTTGTTCATAGTGTTTTTGTTAAAAGATTATATGCAAATATATATACTATTCACAAGCTACCAAACTTTTTAACAACTTTTTTTAACATTTTTTTAGATTTCCTTATTAGACGGGGCTTGTAGACGCAAAATTTTTTTCACGTTTTAAGGTTTTACCCTTATTTTGTACCCGAAAAGGTGCAATATAATGTCAGTTTAGTCGGTTTATACCCGATTAGGTACGCAAATAGTTGCAAATATCCTATTATAATACGAAAAAACCCCATCCGTATAGAATGGGGCGATCAAATTAGATTTACTTTGTTTTGGAATTACTAAAGTAGTACAAATATAAAACAAAAAAGCCAACCCCGAAAGGCTGGCTTCAAAACAGAACTATGAAAAAGTTCACTAATTTACTTAAAAAAGTATTCGTTTATTGATTTTGTTAATAGTCCGTAGTTAAAATGTATAAAACCAGAACGTCCTAGCTGAAAGTTTGTAGCAACCCAATTAGAAGACGGACTAAACGCGGGGTAATTGTAATACTTAAAAACGTCCGAACTTGACGCGTCGAACAAGTATTGGTGTGAGTCGCCCTTTTCGAAAATGATTTCGTAGCCTTTATTAAGTAGGCCCTGACTATTCAAATAACCTACTATTTTGTTTACTTGGTTTGGATCAATCTTTGGTTTAAATCCGTGTTTTAAATTGTGCGTGTCTTTACCATGAGTAGAAACAAAGCAATAATTTCCGACAAGCTCCCAGTCAATGAACGACGTTTGGTTAATTATTTTAACGTTTTTTAGTTGCGTTTCTACGTAGTGTTTAACCGCTTGGTTGACGAAGTACGCAAAGTCCCCGCTATGGTTGTCGTTGCAAACGCTTCTAAATACAATCAATTTGTAATGCGGTGCAAGGGCTTCTAAAAGACGAACCTTAAACATAAAGGCCACGTCGAAAGCTTGTTGGTTTGACATGTTTTGAGGCAACGAATGACCGCCTCTAGTAGTTTGCCCGTTAAACCCGTCTAAAAAGTCGCCTAAATCCGAAATGTAAAGTACATTACTTTCTTGTTTTTCTAGGGTAAAGTTCACCATTGCGGTAAGACGTTCGAAAAGTATTGTTTCGTTCCATTCGGTTGGGTACATATTACGACCCTTGTCGCTTGCGTCCATTCCTACGTGTACGTCGGTAAATACTAGCTTGTCAAATTCGCCCTTTAGTTCACCTTTACGTAGCTTTTCAATAGATAACGGCGGTACGTCTTCAAATAGTTTCTTAAAATCAATCTTATTAACGTCGAACTCGTTACTAAAAGACGGGTTCTTAAAAAAAAGACTGGCCTCTTTGTTCTTGAGCCAGCCATGTTTTACATCTTTTTCGTCTAGTCCTAAGCCATTGGCTTGGTTTTTAATTGCGCGGTATTGTTCAACTATTGCAAACTCATCCGCCTTTAATCTTATACGTGGTATTTTCATAGAATAGTTTTAAAGTTACGTAGCAAGAACGCCGTAAACATTCCCACTACAAATCCTAAAACTAGTAATAAAATGTTAGGTTTAGTATTTTTGCGCTTTTCAGTTTTCCATTTGACAACCTCGACTTTTTCAATCATTCGCAGGGTATCTCGCTTTAACTTATAGGCAATTCTCTCCTGAAATCGCGTTAAAGGCACTTTAGAGACCTTATAACGCACGATTGTATCTTTTTGGACTAATACCCTTTCCCACATAATAGAGTCCCTTAAAACGTACGGAATTGAGTCAATCGAAGTTATTTGAATTGTATCAGCAACCTCGTCGCACTTATAACCTTTTTTAAAGGCTTTACGAACGTGGTAATTTACCGAGCAACTTGTCGCAAGTATTGCCAATAAAAGCGACAAAATAACGGAACTAACCGCCAATCTCGAAGTGCATCCAGTCATAGTTCTTTTCTTTACCGAGTGAAATAAATCCGTGTTTGTAGAAAATGTCAATCATTTGCTTGTACTCAGGACGTGCAAAGCGCGCAGTCTTAGAAGTTTCTTTTAGAGTGTTTCTCGCAGGGTCTAAATCGATGGCAATACCCCAAGCGTGCTTTGACCAAGACGAACCGCCTCGCATTTTACGAAAGTTAAAACATCCGCCGTAAAGGTCTATTCCGAGTTCGACAAGGCGTTGATACCCGTAGACCTCTAAAAGTTCGTTAAACACGTTTAAAAACGCATCTGCGACAAGTTTATGGCAACGCATCTTTGTTACCATTGTCTTAGTGTCCCAAGCTATGCGCATTGGGTAGGGTAGTTTAATGGTGGTTAAATACGTTCCCGTCTCGTTGGGTTGTCCGTATTTTGCTAAGGCTTGTGCAGTTGTTATCATTTGTCTATTTTTTTACTCCATACAGTTAAACCTATTGCAGTAGCCGAGTAAGTTAATAGCCCGACAAATACAAATTCGTGAACTTTAAACGGCTTGAATAACGGAAGCAAGGCGTAAAGAACCGCGATCCAAAACGACGTAAAAGCGGATAGCCTTTTTATAGACCATTTTCCGTTAGGCTTTAAAGTTTCGTTTATTAGTTCTTTTATCATTTGGCAATACGGCTAAAAGTTTTTCAGGTAAGTCTATTCGTGTTTTCGTAGCTTGTCGGAAAGTTTGGGTTTTGTAGCAGTCGTAAAGGGCCGTCTCGACCTTGTTAAGTCGGTTGTCCGTGTGCCACAACCATAAGCAAAGAACACCAGTAACGCCGTATTTTTTTACAAGGGTAACGAACTCAGTCATTAGAAAACCATTACAGAATTATTGTATCCGTTGTCATTGTAACGTTGTCCGCAACGTCCCCAGCAAGTCCCTACGCAGTCACAGGCTTCAATTTGTGGGCGCAAGTCCGTGTCTTTATTTGTTTGGCTAGTAAACTGCGGGTAAAGGTTTTTATTAGCTAGTAGGTATCTAATCAAACGTTGTTCGTAGAAGCTGGCTTTTTGTGCGTAATGCTCCATTGAAAACGCCACCTCAGCACGTGAAACGCTGCCTGAGTAGTCACCAAATTGCGTTTGAATACCTTTGTTTTTAAGTTGGTAAGACAAACCAAAGACGGCATCCTCAGCACTACGCCAGGCGACGACGGGTTGAATAAACTCCACCAACGTTTCTTCGTCGTTAGTTAAAGTCTGCGTATTGTAGGCGTTTAACATGTACTTGTAGAACGTAGTGCCGAGAATTGGTTGAACTCTAAGGTCGCTTTGTGTAGCAATGTAGGGCGTTACGTCGGTAACGTCTACGTTCGCCGTAATAGGCGTGTTCGTCTTTAGGTAAGTTTCGGTTATAAAGTAGATCATATTGCGGCGGGTTGTTGACTAGGTACGACATCGCCACCCTCAATAGGCGGTAAGCTTGCAAGGGCGCGGACTTCGTTGGTTGTCATTGTGTTTAAGACTTTGGTAGCTACAAGCGGACTCATTGCGTTAAGGGCGTCCTGTGTTTTACTAGCGTCGCCTTCTACTTCTACAATTGTTTCGTTAATTATTTGGAAATTCTTAATTGTAAAGTCGGCCTTTAGTCTAGAAATATTTAAGAGTTCTTGAAAGATTTCGGTAACCATTTCACGCAACGGAATAACGACGTTTTTCTCGAAAATAATGTAGGCTTGTTTAATGTCCGAACCATTACCCAAAGAACCCGACGTGCGAACGCCTAATAAAATAGGGTCGATTGTATGGGCAAAGCAAATTTGCTCGGTGTTTAAACCGCTAGCTTCTTGAAATAGTTTGTCGTTTTGGTTTGTAGGGATGCTTTCGATTTTCGGTAATTGATCCGCAGAGTTAGCAAAGAATGCCACGCCTTTACCCGCGTTTGCCGCGCCTTTCATGCGGTCGATTGTGTCGCGTAATACTTTCTTTTCTTCTTCGCTTTGCGGACGTTTTGGGAACATCATGGCAAAAGCTGGGAAAATACTATTTTGAATGTTCGACTTTGCGAAGTACGAAAGTTCGCCCGACAAAAAGGCGAAGTTAAGGGCCGAAGTGTACTGCGGTAATGAATAGTAATCTTGTCCGATGCTAGGTAATTCGTAGCTATAAAGCTGACATTTGTCCGTGTTTAGCGGGTGGTAAGGCTTTACTTGTTCTACGTCTATTCTAGAGGCCCAATCGTCGCACAAATAGTAACAAGTTTTCGTATTGTTAATACGGACTTTTTCAGGGCTTACGTTTTCGATTTTATGAAGCTTACCTTTTTCGTCAAAGTGCAACTTAAAGTAAACGCGGTTGTGCATTACTAGTTGTTTAGTAACGGCTTTAACCGCTTTAGCTAGACGCATTTTCTTTTCCCAAGTGTAAAGGTCTAGAAGTTCCTGAGGTGTAAGCTTGTCCGTCTTTAATTCGTAGCCCGCGCCAATAGTTGCGTTAACTTTAAAGTCTACGATTGCCCCGTGTAAAGGCGACGTGTAGTAAAGTTGGTTAAGAGTTTCGGGAAAAAGGTTGTCCTGCCCAAATGGCACATAGCCAGCAATTTGGTAACGTCCGTTTACGTAAGGTAACGACAAGTCACCGCGTCCGATTTTACCAAAAGGAGTCGAGAAGCTTTGGTAGCCTTCTACTACTTCGGGTTTTTGTTGTCTAAATCTGTCGAATATTCCCATTTTATTAGTCGTATATACTAGAAATTGAACCGCCCGCAACTACTAAGCGCCCCGTTTCTATTAAATTAAGTCCGTTTGTTGTTGTGTTTTCGTCTACAATTATTTGCACGGGGCTTTCGTAAACTGAATACGTGTATTGCCCTCTTATAAGTTCTAGGTCTACGCCTTCTTCTAAAGTAAATAGGTTGTATCTAGTCGGAAAGTTTGACGTATCTAAGCCCGCCCAAAGAATAGGTTCGCTAGCCGTGTTAAATTCGCCCTCAAAGACGAACAAGTAAAAAGGGTCTACTATTGTAGTAACCTCGTTTAAGGTTAAAGCAAACGTATTTATTTCCCCTTTTTCAATGTAAATCATAACAATATTAAATTTTATTTGGGACTTGTTCAAATAGAAAACCCCCTACTAAGAGGGGGTCTACTAGGTTTGGTTGCAAGAAAATTAAACGAGTAAGCCCGCAATAATAGCTGGATCGACCTCATATGCGAGCGTCTCATTTTCAGCCAAAAGCGTAAGTGAATACTTACTGCCATCTGCACGGGTAACCCCAGAGCCTTCGCCGTAAGCGCTTACTTGTAAGTAAGGGAAGTACCAATATTTCCCGTTTGCGTCACCAACAACGGCATTCAAGTACTGCTGGCCAGCGCCAAGAACTTTGATTGCGCGGCTTTTTTCTTGGTCGCGTCGGTGAAACATTAAGTTAATAGTTTGAGTAACGTAAGAAGAACCATTCACTAGGTCAATAGTTCCGTCTTCGGTAAAGCTTCCCGTATTACGTTTGAACTCCAAAGCAACGTAAGGCGTAGTGTGGGTAATTGCGGTAACTTCCCAGTTAGTTCCTGTCTCGTTGGTTGTAATTCCCGTAATGTTATCTTGTTGGTTAATTAATAGGGTGTAAATACCACCGCTATTTGAGTCACATCCTTTTAGGATTTCTTCGAGTGTAGCACATGCCATGATTTGTAATTTTTTTTGGTTATAAAAAAGGGCGGCGTTTTATGGCCGCCCCGTATGTTTTAATTCTTGGTTAAATACTAGTCAAAACAAACGTTGTAAACAACGATTTGTGAAGGGTTAGTATAATGAAAACCAGCTTTCAAGTTCGCACGTGTACGAATGTAAGGCTCAGCTACTGAGTCAGAAAGGTTAACCGCTTTCAATGCTTTAGCATCGCCTTCAGCATCGAACGCATAGATAAGGTCTGTCTTAAGAGCAAGAACCATAGTGTTAACTGGCATACCCTCAGCAAGAACGATTTTGATACCTAAGAAAGTAGGTGCAAGCGGTGCGGTAACGTAAGTCAAAGTGTTACCTGAAGCGGCGGCAATTTGGTAGTTTACGAAAACGTCGCTAGAAACGAACAAACGAAGGTCAGCGCGCTTAGCTTGAACGGCAGCAGGTGAAGCCTGAAGAACCGCAGTCATGCGAGCCAATACGTTTGAACTATCAATAGCACCTGAATAAAGGCCGTTTACTGCTGCGTCTGCACACAATCTTTTCAAGTAGCCGTCACACAAAGAAAGAACGTCGTCCTCGCTTGTAGTGTCACCTTGCCAACGGATAAGTTCGAGGTCGTTACCGATACGAGCAGCCATTTCAGTCCAGTAGTAAGACATGAAAGAAGCAACTGTAAAGTCGCCGTTTGAACCTTGAGACATTTGCAAAGCAAGGAAAGATTGCTCGAGGTCGAATTGGCAAATTTGTGCCATTGCAGAAAGCGCACAAACGTCGATGTCTACTGCGTCGAGGTTGTCGCTAGGGGCAGTAAAGTTACATGTAGACGGCGCGAGGATGTTACCGAAAGTAACGTTAGCCAATTTAGTGGCACTTTTGATGCCTGGCAATGTGCGGTAGTTGTCCGCAATGTCTTCGGTTAAATAAGCTTTAGAGTAAAACTCATCTGGGTTAGGACATAACAACGCGTTTGTGTCTACGTCCAAGTCAAATTTTAGGTTTCTAATCATTGTTTTTGGTTTTTATTGTTTGGTTTTTATTTACTTGTTTGATGCGCGGAACGCTTTAAATTTATCGAAAGCCGACATTTTTGTTTCTTTTGCCATTTCCATTTCGTCTTCGATTTCTTCTTTAGCCACACCGAGTTCTTCGATTTGGTTTTTAAGGTCTGCAATCATGCCGATCAATGCACGCTCGCGTTCTTCGATGAAAGGTGTAACAATAGCTAAGATAGCTTCGGAGTCTGCCGTTGGGTCTACTGCCATTTCGGTTTCTACTTCTTCTTCGACTACTTCTTCTTCGGTTACGCTTGTGTCTTCCATAGCTACTTCTTCGGTCGTTTCTTCTACGACTTCTTCGGCGGCCATTTCGACTTCTTCTTTTTCTACTTCTTTAATTTCGACAACTTGGCCGTCCTTAACTACGTAGATTTTACCTTCAATGAGGTGTTCTCCGTCTGGGAAATTCATATTATATTTAGTTAATTGGTTACATAATTTCATACCCAAAAAGCCCTCGATTGAAAACCCTAATTGTTCGTCTTTAACTAGCTTGTTGTAATACTCGGCATCGGTAATTTGAGCCGTTAACATTAAAGTACCTTTAGGAACTTCTATCCCGTAGGTTGTAAGCGCTTTGTCTTGGGTAGGGTTTTCGACTATCCACGCTTCAAGAATGTAAGCGGGAACTTCTTTACTAGGGTCATGCTCTAAGTTAAACACGTTCCTATTTTGTAGGTCGCGCATAAACTTAACGTAGATTTGCTCGATGGTTTGTTCTTCGAACTGCACGTAGTATTCGCCCGCTTCGTCGTCGCGTCGGTAAATTTCCATTGGGATCATTGCGGGCGCGGTTACTCGGTATTTAAGTTCGTCGCTAAAGAAACGTTTTGTAACGTTTGCAAAGGCCATGCCCTTAACTTTTATAGCTGGATTTGAAGTAAAGGCTATTTGTTCAATGCCTAAGTCTTCGCCGTCGGAGTATTCGGGGTCGATTGTTATTTTGTAAATGGGTAAGTCGTTTACCATAACCATATTAAAAAACCCTTATATTTGTTCAAAAAAAACTATGGTAACAATTTGTAACAAAGACATTCCGAACGAGTTAAACGAGTTAACTATTCAGCAGTTCGAAGACATTACGGAAATTCATGCTAATCAAAAGCTAGACAACGTCGAAAAACATCTAGAGGTGTTTAAGTATATGGGTGTTCCTGAGGCCGAAGACATGGAGTTCGAAGATTTTAAAGAAGCAATCCGTCTTTTTAACACGGCGAAAACCCCCGAAGGTATCTTATTAAAGCGTTTTGAAAACGACGGCTACACTTACCAAGCCTACGACCAAGACTTTAAGCTTACGGCTAAAGACACAAAGCATATTGAAAAGATTTTAGCTAGCAAACACAAAGGGTTTATTTCCGAAGCATTGGCGGTAATCTTTAAAAGAACGGACCTAAGCAAAACCGAACACTACACGGACGCGCACATTAAATTAAAGTCTAAAATTATTCGTGAAATGCCAGCCGAAGTAGCCGTGCCTTACCTAGTAGCTATTGCCGAAACAATTAACAAACAAGTCGAAAACCTAAATGAAAGTACCGAAGGGTTGGCATGAGGTTAAGTTGTACCAATTTAAAGAACTTCGGGAACTCAAAGACTCCGAAGGGTTTTTCAATACGCAACTAGAAACGCTTGCAATCCTTTTAGACGTGCCTAGCGACGAATTAGAAGAACTTTCTTTAGACGAAATAGGCGAACTATTCAAGTCGGTTAAATGGGTTCTTAGCGAGCCTAAGAAGGCCCACGCAAGCGAAGTTATAATAGACGGCGACACGTACATTTTAAAGCCGTTTAAGAAGCTAACGCTAGACGAGTTTATAGACCTTAACTATTTCTTGACAAACGACTACTTAAAGCATATTTCGCATATTGTTTCCGTGTTTTACAGGCGTATTAATAAGGATAACTGGGGGAATATTGAATTTGAACCCTACATATTTAACCCGTTCGACGTATTCGACAAGTTCGACGACCTAAATATTACGCAAGTTTACGGGCTTATTCCTGAGTTCTTAAAGTGGCGCGACGACTTTCTAAAGAAATACGAAAACCTATTTAATCAAGACGACGACGAAGACGACGAACCCCTAGACGTTAAAGAATTTGATAGCTTAGAAGCTTACAAAGCTGAACTTAAGGCCCAAGAACAAGCCAAGAAGTCTAAGAAGTGGGGCTGGGAATCTTTATTGTTCGACCTTTGCGAAGGTGACATAACAAAAATAAAGGCAGTCGGTGAACTGCCCTTAATCTTCGTGTTTAATATGTTAAGTATGCGTAAGGAAATGGGCTACTTAGAAACCGCTAAAGGTTAACGCCCAGTTGAACTCCCCACCGATTGGCTCAAACGTGTAAATAATACTTTTCTTTTGGCCTAAAATTGTAGCTACTTCTAAGATAGGGTAACGTTCTGCCATCCATTCGGTGTACTGCTGAAATATTTCTGCGGTTGTGCCGTCAGCGTTTAAGGCTTCGGTCAGCTTTGCGCATAGATCAAACTTAACCATGTTTTCAGTTCCGTTGTTTAAATATCCGAAATAGTACATAGCTAGAATTTGAATTTCTAGTTCACCTAAAGCGGGTATCTGTGCGTTTATTCTAATAGAGTCGTAAAGCGCGCCCGTGTCGATTAGTGCCTCGGATGCAATAACACGCTTCAAAGTCTTTGCGATCTTGTTACGTGTTTTGTACTTAATGTTAAATATGCCGTTATTCTTGTACGCCATTTTCTTCGTTCGTGTTTTGTTCTTGCGCTAGCTTTTGTAAATACTGCAATAAAGGCAATCCGTATTTTACGGGCATTTCTTGAATGAATCCTTCTAACTCTTTTACGTTCTCTTCTGATAAATTAATCATAATCTTAAATTAAAGTTACGCCAATAGCGGCAGCAACGACTTGGTTAACGTAGTTGTTATCTGTACCCCAAGCTGCGAACTCTTCCTCAGTTAAGGTGTAGTTACCTTGCGAAAGTTGTAGTCCGTCTTCAGTTAGGAGCTGCCAGTACGTTGTGCAAGTGGTTGCTTCAGTTGTAAAGTTAAGAACTAAAACGGACATTTGCGTAGCCGTTCCTGCGTTTAGTGGGTAGACAATTGGTTCAATTGCTACTCCTTGTGTTGGTTGTGTTTTCATATTTTTAGTTAATTAAATCCAAATTGTGCCGTTAAAATAAAACATGGCATTGAGTGTTGTATCGTACACCATAAGCCCTGCCGCAGGTGATGAGATTGCGTTGCGTTGCGTTGTTGTCATTCGTGGTGGTAGGAAGCCTTTTGTTGTTGATGTTAATTCAAGGATTGAACTTGCATTTGCTGCGGATTGATTACCAATACTCAATGCGGTTGAGATAAAACTATTGTTTCCTGATTGAGCGCCATTCAAGAAGATATATCCCGTGGCATTTTGATAAAGCGTTAGCGTTCCGTTAGGTCCGTCATTATTTAATTTTGCTCTTAAACTTCCTGCGGCATTTGTTAAAGAAAAATTTGAGTATGCGCCTGCTGCATTAAAGTTCCCATTTATATCATACGTTATTGCGTATGTATTTGGAGCTACGAACCTCGCAGTCCCGTTAACGTCAAGTTTAAAGCCAGCGTCTGTGGTGGTGTTGATGCCTACGTTGCCTGTACTGAATAATGTCATTTGAGCCGTAGAACTTGCGCCTGCTCCAAACTTAATACGACCCGTTGAAAAGTCATTCAATATAGAAATATCGCCACTACCTCCACTATATAAATAAGCATCATTTGCTAATATGAATTTAAATGCGGTTGTGGTTGCGCTATATTTACCAAAACTTGCAGTACCTGAAGATAAAGAATTTGGAGAAACTCTATACTCTGTAAAAGCTGCTGTGCCTGATGTTGTATTTGATACATCAACTCTCGTAACTCCATTGTGGTTTCTGCTAATGGTTAAATCATTCTGCACCCTCGCAGTTCCATTGACGTCTAACTTGAAGCCTGCATCGGTTGTTGTGTTTATTAGGACGTTGCCTGTGGTGCCAGCTACACGAAGCCGCACGTTGCTTGACTGCAATAAGTCTATTCTTCTCGTTAAGCTTGTAGACTGTATCGAAATTTCTTCGTTAACTGAAATAAAAGACCCACTAACATTTGTGGTTAAATTTATACCTGCAATTGTCGCAAGATTTGTAGCTGAGTTATATGTTAAGTTAGCTGACTGCTGTAACACATTCCCCGTACCTTCAAACAATACACGTCCTATTGTACCCGAAGATATCGGTGTAGTGCCTATGGTTAAGCCTGTGGGCGGTAACGGTATCGCATCAATGAGTTCTTGACCAGTGATTGACTTAGTAACGTAAGAACCGCCTACAATTGTTGAAACTTCTATTAAATCGGTAGCGTCTAAGTCCGCCCCTTTGGGCGTCATTTGGCTAATTTTCTGCGTTAGGTTCATAACAATATTAAAATTAATTTGGTTCTTGTTTAAGCGGTACGGCGCAGTCTGTCCAGTTGTTTACGGCGTAAGTTGCGGTCATTACCCAACCCGCTGCATAGTCTAGTAAGTCGTTATTTAACGGCTCGAAAGTAGGGGTGTCTACTAGGTCAAACGAATAGTTGTCCGAGTTTATGAAGTACGTATACAAGTCGTATAAAATCTGTTGGCAGTCGCTTAGAATTACGTTAATATTCGCGCGGTCTTTTTGGATAATATCGAAACAATAAATTTCAAGTACAAAGTCGTTCGTGTTTTCGGTGGCCAACGCCGTTACGGGAACTATGTAAACAATAGGGTATTTTTCGTCTTTAGTGGCGAAGTTAAACATTTGTTCTTTAAAGTCCGACCCTACCTTTTTTACTTGAATATGGTTGTCGTAAAACGTTGTTATTTCGTTTATAAGTGCTTGGTAACTTGTCATAATTCCGAACCTTGTTTTATTTTATTGATTTTCGTTTGTGTGTTTGTTATGTCCGTTTCGCTGACAACCGCTTGAACTACAAAACTAGGCGTAGCGTTTACGCTTTTAGTTTGTCCCGCCGTGTTTAAGTCGTTGCCTTGACCGAATAGGTTAACCTGCGGAACTATTGACGTAGCGCTTGTAGAACTATCCGAAGACGAAGTATTGCTAGATCCCGAAACCGACCCGCTAGGGTTGCTAAGTAATTGCTTAGCCTTAACCATGTTCGTTGTAATTTGTAAGATACCGCTAGCAAACTGAGCCGCACCCGCTAAACCACCCGTAACGCCGTTTAAAACGTTTTGTTGTGAAGCCGCTACAAGTCCTGAAATAGCCTTAGCCGTGTCGATGCCTATTTGAATTAAAGCGCTGGCCTTGTTTATTTGTTCGAGTTTCTTTTGGTCTTTTACTACTAAGCTTGTCAAGTTAAGGGCGCTTTGTGCGTAGTCCCCAATTGCTTGTATTCTAGCGTCGCGTACTTGCTTAGCTTGTTCGATTGCGTCTAGCGCGTCTTGCTTTTCTTTTTCTCTAAACCTTTTATTTATTTCTTCTTCTTTTTCTTTTTGTTCTTGAAGCAATGTAGTTGCGTCAACACCATACCTTTCGGCTTCGGCTATTAGGTTTTCGTAGTGGTATTTATTCGCTTCGAGTTCACGTTGTTGGTCGCTTAGGCCAGCTTGGTAAATTTGTTCCTCTATGGCTTCTTGTCTCAAAGCTTCCGAAGTTAAGAAGTCGCTTATTCCTTTTTGCACTTCTTTTTGTCTAGCAAGTTCTTGGTCGGCAAACGTTTTATTAATTGCGGCAACCTCAATATTTTTAGCCGTTTCTAAGGCCGTTGTATCTTGCTTATATTTCTTAGCTTCTTTAATTAGCGCGTCATATTTTGCCGTTGCGTCGTCTACTTCTTTTTGTTGTTGTGTTTTACCCGAGTCGGAGACTAATTTATTAGCCGCTGCGATTTCTTTTTGAATAGCCGTTTTGCCTTCTTTGTACGCTTTAGCCGCTGCCTCTGCCCTAGACTTTGCCGCTTCTGCGTCTTTTTCCGCTTGCACTTTTGCCGCGTCCGCTTCTTCTTTTGCGGCTTTGTTTATAATAACTTTGCGGTCTATTTGCGCTTGTTTTATTAGCGCGTTTTCGTCTTTAAGTTGTTTCTTAAGTCTGGCTCTTTCTTGCTCGGCTAAAGTACCGCGCTTATCCCCTAATTCTTTAAGGTCTTTTTCGGTTTGCTTTAAACGTTTTTTAGCTTCACGTTCGGTTACTTTCGTCTTTTCAATTTCTAAGTCCGTCGTTTCTTTTCCTAAGGATTGAGCAAGCTGAATTTCTTGCTCTATTCCTTTGCTTTGTTCTTCGGCCCTTTCTTTAGACGAAGCTATTATTTTTTCGTTATTCGCTTTGACCTTTTCCGCCGCGTCATCCGATGCAGCCGTACTTAATCCCAACCATTCCGTAAGTTGTTTAAATCCTTCGATCAATGGTTTAAGCGCTGCGTTAATAGCGTTGAAAATTTTATCGAGTACACCTATCTTTTTTAGGAACGAACCAATTGCCACAACTATGGCCACAATAACGGCGGCAAGTAGAAATATTGGATTTGCGAGTATTTGAACGCCTAGCTTAACGAAAGCCCCGCCCAGTGTTTTAATAGTCCCTGTAATGCCTTTAATTGCCGTAGAAATGTCCGCTTTACCAATCTTACCTAAGTTGTTCGCGAAGACTTGCGACTTTTGGCTTGCTTCTTCAAAGTCCAAAGACATCAAAGAGTCTCGAATACCGCCAAATGAGTTGCTAATTTGTTCGAACTTAGAACCCGAAGCAAAGACATTGACCGCGTCGTTTGCGTCTTTTATTCGGTCGGAAAGTTCACCCGCTTTTTGGGCGAGCATTTCCATTTGTTTCGGGTCGGTGGCGGCGGCTATTTCAGCTTTTAGGCTTCGTAGCTCGGCTTTCATTGAGCCAATACCCGTAAGTTTTAAAGGAATTTGTACTTCGTTCATAACAATATTAAGGCTAGTAAATTCTTATTTCTAGGGTTGTGTTATTTAGTATGTCGTCTTCGTGTTGGTGGTTCTGGGTGTTTGTGGTTTTTACGACTATATCCCCGTCTGTATTTATAAAGGCGCTACATAAGTGGTCATGCTCGTTACTATTAATCATTACAAAAGTATACAAAGCCTCGAAAGGGCTTGTAGGTGTTCCTAAGTATTGACCTTTTAAAGTTCGAGTCCAAGTTACTGGGCCTATGTTATTGCTTAATTCAATAGCCGTAGGGGCGTTAGTTCCTACTTGGGTAAGGTTTACAACGTAAGTAGAAGTTTGAGCCGCTGCGCCGTTTATTCTTGGCGTAATTATTCCGTCTTCGTCTAGAGTTTGTCCGTTGCCGATTACAATACCTCGAACGCCTTGCGCTATGGTGTTACCGCGTCCGTAAACCGAAACCTGCGCGCCTTCAAGAATTACGTTACCCGAAATAGTAGACGACCTAAGAACGGAATCCAACGCAGCCTCAGTAGTTGGGCTAGGTGTAGGGTTGCCCGTGTTTGAAATGAAAGGCGCTAATTCTAGTTCGCTATCCGCGCTTATAAGTTCAACCTTTGTTAAGCCTTCCGTGTTTGCGTTGTAATCAATTACGCGGTTAATATTCCACCAAGAATTATCAATTCGGATTTTGTCGCTAAGCTTTAAGCCGTGAATGTCGTTTTCCGTCAACTTGAAAAACGCGGTTAACATTTTACCCTCGTTAATTTGGTTAATAGTACGACGCCAATACAGGTTATAAAGCGTGTTATTGGTTAACGTTTGAGGGTTGTAATAGTAGAAGTCGCACGTTCCGAAGTTAATGTCAAAGCTAGGCGTTAGCGCGTCGTCAAAGTGTGTAATAGCTGGGTAAGTAGTTACCCCGTAAGTTCCTGTAAGGCCCCCGTCGATTATGTCGTAAGATCCGCAAGATTGCTCTCCGCCGTCGTAAAGTATTCTTATGTTCGTCTTCGGGGCTTGTCCGTCAATCATTGGCACAACCGCACCGAATGTCGTTTGGGCTATTGGCGTAGGGCTAAAGATTAGTTCTTTCGTGTCTACGTCTTTAACATACTCCGAGTTAAAAATGTATTCTTGTTGTCCGTATATTTCGCGGGTAGCTTCAAAATACAACGTGTTCGGCGTGTCGTTATCTTGTTTGTAGGTTAAGATAAGGCGCTTGTTTGAAACGTCGGGTAGGAACTCTAAGTTTTGTTCGCGGTCTTTTGCTAGTTTATAAGTCCAGTCTTTCTGCGCGCCGTTGTCGTAATATTCGTCGCGGTGCGTTAAGATTATATTGTTAGGTTGGTTTGGGTCTACGTCAACGAATAGGTTGTACATTTGAAAGACGGACTTAACAAAGTCGCTTTGCTTAATCTTTACAGGAACGTATTGGTTCATGGTAACGAACCCGCCTATTGGTTGGGTATTACTATTCGGTATTATTTCTAATTTAATATCCGTAATGTCTATGTTAATGTCTACACGCGTATTGACACCCCCAGCAGTTCGCCAATAATGCAAGTTGTTTTGCATTTGTGACGAAATACCCGCTCTAATCTTTAGAAGGTCGCCCGCCGTAATGTAACCACTGGGCGTTGTTACACCAACGTTTGCGTAAGCGCCGTAAATTGTTGTGCCGCTAGGTATGTAGCTATCTATTAAAATAGGCGTTAAATTGGCTATGCTGCCCGTAATGTTTGTAGCTCTTAGGTATGGGTAAAAAAAGCGCGGTATTGGCGCGTAAGCCCCTAGAGTTGTATTATAAAAAACTGGCCTTACTGGGTTTGCCCCCGTGTTGTTGAAAACAATATTATAGGTAATATTAAACTTAAATTCGTAAGACTGCGAAGCCGCTGGGTCTACGTCCGTCGGTGCGGTGTACTCGCCCGTTACTGGGTCAAAGATACCTTGCGTGTCTAAGATTTCAGTCCAGTTGTCTAGTTGTTCCCAAAACGGAATAAATGAACCCGTTGCAGGTTGCGCATTGGTAGTTGTATAAGTGTTTTCTGCTAGAACTTTATAGTCCGTCCAGTCTATTTGGTTTTCGTCGCCGTTGTAAGGAATTAGCAATTTATCGAACCTAGCGTTTTGTAAGTCCGTCCACGTGTAGGTAAAACCTGCATTGGCAAAGATGCGGTCGAAATAAGTCTTCGCGTAAATAGCGGGCTTAATTTGGCGCACGTTATAAAGGGCGTCCGTGTCGTAAGGTAAGACGTATTTATAGCCGTTGGCTTGCGTAAATCCGAAGCTTGCAATAATCGACGTAGAGTTGCTAAAATGGTTGAGGTCGCTAAAGTCTAGGTCGGTAAGTTCTGCGTTTGTTATGGCCGTGAATAGTTCCGCCTTTGTGTCTTTGATCAATACCTCGTAGTTAACTATTTGTTCGTGCGCGTCCGTAAGTTGAGACTTGTTTACTGAAATCAATTGTAAGACGGCGTTCTCCATGATTACCACGTCGTTCTGCGTAACTTGGCAATACGTCAATTGCGAAACGTCAAACGTACCCGCGTCTATATTGACGTCGTAATAGTGGTTAAGAAGTTGGTTGTTGTTGTCCGTTCCCGCTAAGACAATGGTCTTTGAGAATGTCCCCGTTCGTTTGGTTATGTCTCTAATTTCACCAACGGAAAAGGTAAGCGGAAAGCTAACGTCTTGGCGCACGTCTAGAACGCCCGTGTCTAGAATTATTTTAACCATTGATTGCGTCGTTATTTGCTAGCTTAACAACTAGGCTTTGTTTGATTAGGTTCTTGTTACGTTGCTTAAAGACTTCGTAAGAGTTGTTTGTTACAATTACGGGTAGGTAATTTGTTGACTCAGGTACGCGCACAGGGCATCCGTTTTCGTCTATTACTGGCACGCCGTCTTCGGTTGTTAGGTAAGTGACAAGCTTAAAGAATACTTGCGGGCTAGTTACCAACTCTTCGAAATAGGTAGCCATGTTTTCAGTCATCCAGTTGCTATTTAATTCTAGCGTCTTTACGACGTTTATGTTGAACGTACTAAACCCAAACTCTTCGTAGTTATAATTCCATTCGCCACCGCTTACGTAGCCTTGTACGTCTTTATTGTATTCGTCGCGTTGTACTTCGCCACGTTCGTAGGACTTAAGCTGAAACGCAAAGCTTGACCATGAACCCATGCGATCCAAAAAGCAAAGGTGGTATTCGTTAATTTGTACGCGTCGGTCTAAATTGACGCGGTATTTTACGGAACTTTGCCCAGAGTCGTCGTACCAAAATTCGTAATAGGTTGTGTCGGGTTTAATTAGCGGTAACGTACCAACGCCCGCCGTAAGTATTCCCGCGTTATTAGGGCCTACTGCTACGCCTTCGATTGTCGTATTGTTTGTAAGGAATTTATAAAGAATGTCTCCGTTCGAGTTTTCAAAGACTATTTTCTTACCTATTCGGCCTCGAATGTTAAGCCAAAGGTCCTGGCCTATGGTTGCGCTAAATTCCGTTTGAGGTTGGTTTGTAAGCCAAAGCTTTGTAATGCCGTTAGGGTTGTACGTGTTTTGGTCGTACGTTGGGAACTCAATAAAGCGTCTAGCCCCGTTAAAAACGTTCTTAGTCGAGAAAGTAGTTATGTCGTACGTTACTACTTTGCGGTTGTCCGCGTAGGTAACCGAGCCGTCTATGTTTGCATCGGTAACGCTAGACCATGCCACGTTAACTTCAAACCATGTAGCGCTAGAGTTGGTAACCGAATGTAAGCCTTCGAGTAACGGGTTAGCCGTACCGCCGTCCGCTTGCGCTATGTTTATTTGGTCGCCTATTGCAAACGTGTTTGAAACGTTCACTCGAACAAAGCCACCTGAATTGGTAAGGGCTGAGGTGTAATTGAACTGCGCTAGGTATTCTTCGCCCGTCTTTAACGTGAAAGGATAGTAGCTATTTGCCGCGTCGTAGTCCGTCGTTATCGTAGGTTGGAAATCCCAACTAACGTAAGAACTAAGGAACTTAGATAGGTCAAGTTCGCCGTAACCCGTTCCGTAGGTAGGTAAGATCTTGAAGCGTCCGATTAGAGTCGCGCCGTTGTATACGTCGAAAATGTACTTGAAGCCGTTGAGGTTCTTGTTAGTCGAGTCGACTAAAAACTTTACGGGGTTGTAAGCGGGTGTAAAGCTTTGGGGTTGTGCTATTATTGTTTGTGCCATAACTATATTAATTTGCGCCCGTCTTTAATTAGAAAGCAAAGTAGGCGTCGTCGGTAAAGTATTGTTCTTTTATGTAGGTCGTTGCGTATCTAGTCGCGTCCATTGCGTCGTCGTAAAGCTTAACTGGTTCGTCTAAGATTTGGTCGCCCATTTTTTTCCACTTGTAATTCTGGTATTCTTTCTTTAAGTGTTCGTTTTCAAGACAAAAGACCCCGAAGGTTTTAATGTTGTCGATGCCTTTCTTTACGGACTTGTTCGCGTTTAAGACGTTAAACCCTGCGTTGTTCATTTCGGCAATGATTTCAGGTCGAGCGTAGTCGGCTATTATTTCCGTTTCCTTTTCGATGTTTAGGTCAGCTAGGCGGTCAATTAGGTTCGAAGTGGTTAGGTAGCTTTCGTAAATGACTGGCTCTATAAAAATGTCTTTTTCGTGCCAATAGACGCGCACTAACGCCGTTGGGTGGTTGTAACCAAAGTCACACCCGTAAACAAATTGCGTAAAGCGTGAGGGCCTGTGAGGTAAGAAAGTCCAGTTTGAGTAAATGTTGCTTTTGCTTATGGCCTTTTCCCCTAGCGCGTAAATTTGATAAAGGGCTTCGTCGGTTCGTTTGAGGTCTTCTATTTGGCGTTTGATTGAGTCGGGTAAAAACGGGTTGTCTTTGTATGTGGATTTGATTAATACGCTTTCGTTTTTTGGTAGGTCGTAAAGCCAGCTTGTCGAGTCGCTGGGGTTGTAGTCAAAGATTAGCTTTGATTCGGTACGCATATTTAACTGCGTGAAGTCGTCGTAGAATAGTTCGTTAGCCTCATTGCACCAAGCTAGGGAGCGCTTACGCCCTCGAATCTTTTGTTCGTCGTCGACGCTAAAGAACTCAACCATTGAGCCATTGCTAAAGGTGTATATGTGTTCGCTCATATTGTGGCTAGACTTGTCGTAAATACCCGACTCTTTAAGAACTTCGAAAAAGTCGCGCATTGCCGTTGCCCTAAGCGCTGGGAATGTCTTACGAATAATAGAAACGACCACGCCTTTGTTTTGTAGGCAATAGACTAGGATCAATTGACAAAGCGAATACGTCTTACTTGAACGCGAGCCACCCTCGTTAATGATAAAACGCGCCTCGTTGTTGTAAAGCGCGTCGTAATTACGTTCGAAGACTATGGTCGATTGTAAATCCATTACTCTAGTCCTTTCGTGTCGGGTCTAATAATGCTTATTTTGATTTCGTTTATGTTTTCGCCGTTGCTTGTTACGTCCGTCTTTTCGGTGAGGTTGTTTAGCCTTTGAGTAATTGACGGGTTGTATTGCCCAACCATGCCGCCTTCGATTTGGTCTTGTCGGATTTCCCGCTTTATACGTTGGCAGACCCCGCAATAATCTTCGTACGCCCCATTCGTATTTCTAAAGTAATGGTCAATTGTTACGCCTTGTTCGTACCCGAATACCTCGAACCCTTCGTAGGTTAACGGGACTCTTAGTTTTTCTTGAACTACCTTTCCGCTTTGTAGGGCTTTGTCTATTACTCTTGGGTTTGAGTGTACTTTTTCCTTATAGGCTTCGAACATTTGTAGGAGCTTTTCTGGGGTTTCTATGTACTTATGCTTTCCCATTTTTTTTCGTGTTTTTAAAGTGGTCTAAAAAGTCGTCTTCGCTTACAAACTCAATACAAAGCAAGCCTTCTTGGTCTGTCAAGTACAAAACATAATGCACCCCGTCGCGTTCTAGCTGGTCTTGTATTGCTTTACAATAAGCGGCCATGTTTTTACCCATGTCTACGACTGCGTATTTCATTTTTTGAGGCTCTTAACGTATGCGGTCATTGCTTCGCGGGCGTGTGTTTCCCAAACTCTTTGGCATACGGCATAGCGTTGGTCTTCTTTAGGGAACGAGTTTACGCTTTCTTCGTCGGCCATGCAACGCTGAATAAACGTTTCTTTCTTCTCCCCTTTAATTGGTTGCGGCATTGCTTTTGCGTTTACGTGTTTTTGTAGCTGGTTTCTTACGTGTTTCGGTTGGTTCGACCGCCTTAGGTTCTTCTACTGCGTCCGACTGCGCCGTTTCGTGGTCTATTCCCGTGTAAGCAATAGTCGATTTCTCGAATAAGTAGCCTAAGCCTATGGTATTGTAATACGTAAAACGTGCGGGGTCGATTTTGTCGACTTCGATTTTACGTTGTCCTAGAACCGAGTCGTAGGTTACTATGGTTTTCCCTTTGTATTCGTCTTTAATTTTCATCTTGTTTCTTGTTTAGTTCTTCGTCAAAGCGACCAATAATGTAAGCGCATATCCCAACGCCTAAGATTTGCAAATAGGCCGTTTGGCCTTCGTAAGTTAAAGCTACGCCCATAGCTAAGAAAGCAAGGGTAGCAACTGCGTAAAATAGTTTATAAGCGCTCATAACAATATTGAATTTTTCTTATTTTTTGTTTTAAGTCCCTGATCATGTAATGGGCAGACGTTCGACTAACGTTAAAATATTCTGCCATAGCTTCGGCCGTTTGCTTTTTGTCGTCAAAATAGACTTGTGCTATTCGTTTTTCCACAGGGTCGACTATTTCCGACCTGTATTTTTGAATACACCACTTGCGAAAGTTGTAAACGTTTTCAATTTGGATCTTGTCTAAGACTTCGTCGTTGTCAGGTTCGTCTAGTAGGTCGGGGACTTGGCTATTTATGTCGTCTTGTTTATGGCTTAAAGACGTATTCCAAATTATTTGGTATTTGATTGTGTTTAGTAGGTAGCTTTTTACGCTATTTTCGTCCGTCTTTTCGGTGTCAATAGTCAAAACGTGCAAATAAGCGTTGTTTATACACGTGTCGGCGTTCAGCATTGAGCAAGCCAGCTTTTTGCTATTGACGTAACGCGTTAAAAAGTAATTAGCGTAGGCCCTTACTTCTTCGTAGTTTTCGCTTACGTACTTGTCAAGCGTTCGCTTCAAACCATTGTAAGAACTCATTATAAAACTTTTGTCGGTCAGGGACTCCACACAAACATCGGTTGTCATATTGGCCCGTGACCTTGTTTCTAATGGATTGCAACTTACGTAAGTGCATTTTACTAAGCCTTTCGGGGTTTAGAATGGCTAGTATTCCGTTTATTTCTAGTAATTGAGCTTCGCTAAGCATAAGTCGACAACGTAAGAACATAAAGAAACTAGGCACGCGGTAAGAAATTGACCGCTTAAAGCCCATGTAACCCAAAAGCCCATGCACTTAGGACAACCGAACGCGCCGTGTAAATACATTGTAAGGCGATTTAAGGGGACTTCGGTAAAGAGTCGGTCGATTAGGTCTTGAAGTGGCTCAAAGTTCGTTAAAAACCATGCAAGCGCAATGTAAAGTAGTATTTCCATATGGTTAAATTCTAGTCAAATATAAGATTAATTTTTAAACAAGACTTTTTTTAAATAAAAAAGCCCCTTTTTACGGGGGCTAGTTCTAGTGTAGGTGTTTATAAAGGTATTCGTCAAGTTTAACGAGTGTCGAAAGTGCTACGTCTTTGCCGTCTAGGAAATTGTTTATTTGGAAATGGTGAAACTTTCCCGTCTTTTGTTTTATTTCGGTTACTATTTGGTTTCGAGTTCGTGTTTTCAATAGGTCTTTAATACCGCGCCTAAGCGCTTCGTCTTGAATAAACATAATCATAACTTAAAAGGGTAAGTCGTCGTTTGAAACTACTGGTTGTGTTTGAGGCGCTACGTATGGTTCGGAAAAAGACGCACTAAAATAACTATTTCCAGCGCTAGAAGTTTTAACCCAAAGGGCTATTTCCATTTCTTTTCCGTTTACGTTTACTTTTCCCCTGTAGTCGGGTTGGTTAGCGCTTGTTTTTTTGTCGTTCTTAAAGATTGCGCCTGAATTTGGTTTGTTTTCCATTATATTTGATTTTATAAATTACTAATAAATGCAATGACTAACGTTAATGCAATGGCCGTTACTAAAATAATAGTACCGATCGCGGCTAGTTGTTCGCGTTCTTGTCGTTTGTCCATAGCTTTAGGTTTAGGATTTGAGAATTTTATTTTAATTTGCTTGTCCTTTACGTCCTTTTTGTCCTTTTGACTAGACGCCCAGCTTTTGCGGTATTCAGTCGTTAGCATGGCTACACGTTTGGCGGTTGCTTTAGTTGGTTTTCTACCTGCCCAAGTGTAAACCGCGCGGTCTACTTTCTTAATGTAGCCGTTCGTCTTTAAGACGTTGAACACGTCCCAACGCGTTTGGCTTAGTTCGTCAAAGCGAAAGTTTGTCTTTTCGTTCATTTCAATTAATAAGTCTTTGTAAGACTCTAGGTTAAATTTTTTCATTGTTCTTCGTTTACTATTTGTAATGTTCCGTTAATTGAATAGCCAGTCAATCGAATCAACTGCTCGATGTGATAAATCAAGTCCTCAAGTTCCACATCCTCGTGGTCAAACTCATAGCTGGCTTTGTGTCCGTAGTGGGTTATTTCTATTTTCATTGTTCTTGTTGTTTAGTTTCAATTCGTTTTTTAGTCTTCATCTTGCAATGGGGAATGGTCTTTATTTAGTTCTGATTTCTGCATCATTACCTTCGAGTCAAGTTTATAGACTTGTTTACATCCTTTGCATTGAACATAATAAGCAAAGTAACCATCATAGTGGTTTTGTGTGCCACAATCACACCAAAAATCCATACATATATCCGTTCCTTTCCATTGAATAAAGTTTTCTTCTATTTTCATTGTTCTTGTTTAAAGGTTTGGTTGTAGTATTTCTCTGCATCCCAGTTTTTAATTGTACTGGACGGTGCGTTGTGTCCTTTTATATGCGAATCTAATATCTGCTCCTTCTCCATTTTTAAGGCTTGTTCAAAGTCTTCTTGTAACCAAACAATACCTTCAATACCTAATTTATCAATTAACCATTTTACTGCTGTCTGTTTCATTGTTTAAATGTTTCGTTGTAGTATTGTTCTGCATTATAATTGTCACCTTCCCAATCATCACCATCCGAATCTTGCCTAAACCCGTGGAGTGTTGCTTTAATAATCTGCTCCTTTTCCATTTCTTTGGCTCTTTTTATTGCATCTACTAATAATAATTCTTGCATAGGCTTTATGTCTAATAGACCTAACATATCGCTAAATTCTTTTACTAAAAATTCTACTGCTGTTTTCATTGTTCTTGTTGTTTAGAGTAAAATAAATTATATTGTTCTTCATCTATCTCTCTTGAGTATAGAATATGTACTTCCCTTCCTAAAGTTTTCTCAATTAAAAGGAAGTTTGTAATACTTGTTGTATGAGCAAATTCAGTAACATATTTGCCATCTCTTAAAATTGTTAAATGGTAGTATTTCATTGTTCTTGTTGTTTAAATTTCTCATTGTAATACTCAATACCACTCTCAAAATCTTCTCCAGTCTTTTTGGAGTAGAAGTAGTTGTGTTCACCATCTTCGAATGCTTGAGCAAGATGTTTCATTTCCAATTCTTTTAGTTCTAATGCAACTCTTTTTGCAAATGCTAAACCAATCATTCTGCCACGTACTTCTGCTATATATTGGTGCGTTTTTAAAAAGTCAACTTCATTGTCTATTTCTTCAATTATTTTTTCTACTGCTGTTTTCATTGTTCTTGTTGTTTAGTTAAAGTCCTCCGTACTTTTTAAAGTCCTCATTATAGTCATCCCACCTTCTCTTAAACCAATTACCTATGGCTTCTGATATTTTATTTAGTATATTTTTCATTGTTCTTGTTGTTTAAAGGTTTTACATTTCGTGTTTAGTTTAAAAAAGCCTTTTTCGCTCAAGAAGGCAATAACTCTATCTCCCTACGATGAGAACCGACACTTACTCGGCAGGCTACGTTCCGCACGTCTACGGCATTTGTTTTACATTTCGTGTTTACTTATGTGGCAATTTTTACCCCTTATCCTTGTTTAAATTGTTTTACTTCGTCTTTTAGTCGTTCTACGTACAAAGTCGCGTCCATAAGTTCGTCTTGTAGGTGTGTGAGCCATTCTAAGGCGCTTAGGTCGTTTCTTTCTAGCGTTGTGTTGTATTTCATTATTCCGAGTTTCGAACGTTCGTTAAAACGGGCCAAAACACGTAAAACTATTTTATCTTCTATTTGTTGTTTCATAGGAAATTGTAAAGGGTTTCGTAATACTCGCGGCATAGTTCGACGCGTTCTTTTATTTGTTCTATTACTTCGTCGTCACGTTCGACCTCAAAGACTTTAACGCGGCGGTTGTCGGGTATATGGTCGAAGTTGTGGCGCTTTTGCACTTCGTCTATAAGATCCAAACTTTCTTCTAAAAGATTGGCGTTCCAGTGTGCGCGTCTTATTTCGTCTTGAACCATGTCTAGCGGTGTGTTGACTAGGCAGTAAACTAGTAAACTTTTTTGTTTACCCGTGAGCCACATATAGCCCTGTAATTGGTAGTAATAGTCTTTAGTCGGTATTTCAGTAGCAAAGAACGGGAAAGTCGTAGCGTCCCAAGAACTTTTTACGTCTAGAAGAATGTCGTCCGTGTTTACGTCGGGCGTACCCGTTACCCAGTCGTTACTAAAGTGTTCGTCGTTCTTCAAGATAAATCCCAAGTCTAGGACGTCGCTAGCTAGTTTAATACTTTCGTCTTCGACTAGGTTACCTTTGTCGGTGTAACGCGAGTTAAATGTTTTGACTATTCCGTATTTAGCTTGTAAGACTTGCTCTTCGACGTATGTCTTAGCCGTTTGGCTGAGTATTTCGCTTTTTGAACGCGGCGAGGTCATTATTTTGCCAAGCGCCGAGCATCGAACTCTAAAAGTATTCATAAGGCGTTAAGCATTTCGGTTTGTGACTCAGTTAAAGTAAAGCTAGACGTTATTTTTTCTTTGGTTACTTTGCCGTCTACAATTGCTTTACACGCGTCTTGAAAGCGTTTTGTGTCAATAGCGGGTAATTTCTTTACTTGTTCGCCGCTTGCGTCCGTGTCTTTGTCGGTAACAAGTCCTAAAGACGAACTAAGAGCATAACGTCGGTAATATGTCACGCCCGAACCAAAGCTTTGGTAGTCGTTCATACCTTTAAGAGTTACGTGCGGTATTGCTACCTTGCTTTCTAGGTTCTCGCCGCTTTCTACGTGGAAAATAAGCGTAACAATGTAGTCTATACCCTCTTTAGTATCTAGCATTTGGGTAAAGCCTAGCCCGTGTTTCTTTAGTAGCGGGTTAATCTTGTCGAAAATTGCGGGTAAATCGGCGTAAGAATAGCCGAACCCTTGCGTTCCTTTGTGAATTACTGGTACTTCTTGCTGAAAAGCCGCAAGCGCTTTAAATAAATTTTTCATGTTCTTGTTTTTAATTGTTTTGATATGCGAATATAGTCATTATATTTCAATTCAAACTATTTTTTTTGCAAAATTTTAATTTTTTCTTTGTAGGTGTGTATTAAATACTTCAATTCGTCGGGTGTATACTTGCGCGTTTCGTGGGCTTTTTCGTGCAATTCTAGTAAACGTTCAGGGCCTATTCGCTTTTCTATTCCTATTTGGTATTCTAATAAGTTCCCGTGTTTGTATCGGTTGCACGTTACGCATTGCGCGTGTACGTTGTCTTCATTGAATGTAACCGCTTTATGTCCGCCCATGCTGAAATAATGCCCAGCGTCGTACTTTTCACCTAAAGAACCGCCGCAACTTACGCAAGGTTTGCCTCGATCCCGAAGACGAACAAAAGTATTAAATACCTTTTGCGCTTCTTTAAGCCAGTCCGTTGTCGTTTTGAGGTCGTTCTTTAACTTTACCTTAGTCTTTTTCCATTGAGCTGCTTTAGCTTCTTCTACGAACGCTTTTATACATTCGTCTTTTAAACAAAATTTGTGGTTAAAGCGTATCGGTTCGAACTTGTCTTTACAATTTTTACAGCGTGGCATCTATGTAATATTTTCTTAGTTTGTCTTGTTTTACTTCTACTTCAAGATTTCGAAGTGTGCCTATGTATACACGGACTGAATCCTTATGCACCTCTAAATGATTAGCAATTGACTGCAAAGGTCGCGGCCTTTCTTGTAAAAATGGAATAAGTTTTAAAATCTTGTTTTGTCTTGGAGCGTATAGCTTTTCAAATTTCTCTTGGTTCATAGTTCAATATTTTTGTATTTAAGTTCGTTTTTCAGTTCGTCGTAAGCTACCCTTAGTTGTGCGTTGCGTTTGGCTAATTGGTTTAACTCGCGGTTCAAACTTATTATTTCGTTTTGCATTTCGATTAGGACAAGTTCGGTTTTTAGTAATTGTTCTTCGCTGTCCTTACCGCCGTTAATGTAGTCCTTTGCGTCTGGTTTGTCCTTTTCTAGTTTTTCCCTTACGTTTTTAATTCGTTCGCGGACTACCCAAA